ATTAAGTAATACAGATAAATTAAGAAGATTTTTTCTTATGGATCCTCAAAGGAATGTAAACAATTATTTAAATCTTACTGGAGAAGATATACGGAAAGCCGAGGGCGGCGTAATAGGCTTAAAGGACAAGGCTGTTAAAATGCACAGAGATATGATAAGATAGCCAAAAGGAGAGTTACATGGCAAGAGAACCAATAGGCAGCATGATGGAAAATGTACCATCTCAGCTGGACGAAGATGAATTAGCTGCTGAAGTAGAGATAGAGGTGCCAGACAGTCTTGACATGGGTCCTATCCCAGAAGACGTAGAAATTATGGAAGAAGATGATGGAAGTGTTATCGTTGATTTTGAGCCACGAGATCAACGAGGCACGACTGAAGACTTCTATGCTAACTTAGCTGAAGAGATGCCTGATGGGTTACTTGGCAGAATTGCGAGTGAGTTAACAGGTGAGTTTGATGAAAACAAAAGTGGTAGACAGGAGTGGGAAGATGCTTTCGCCAATGGTTTGGAATTACTTGGGTTTAGCTACGAGGAAAGATCACAACCATTTAGAGGCGCAAGTGGAGTTACTCACCCGCTTTTGGCGGAATCGGCAACGCAGTTCCAAGCCCAAGCCTTCAATGAGTTGTTGCCCCCAACTGGCCCCGTGCGAACTACTGTGCTTGGATCGAGCACTCCTGCAAAAGAAGATCAAGCTCAACGAGTAAAGGAATTTATGAACTACTACATAACTTGTGTTATGGAAGAGTATACACCTGAACTGGATCAGATGTTATTTTATTTACCGTTAGCGGGTAGTACGTTTAAGAAAGTTTACTATGATGAGAATTTGGAGCGAGCTGTAAGTAAGTTTGTTCCAGCTGAGAATTTGATTGTACCTTACAACACCACGGATCTGGAAACTTGTCCTAATATCACACAAGTTTTAAAATTAAGTTTAAATGATTTGAGAAAGCGTCAAGTTTCTGGATTTTATAGGGATATACCTGTGATACCTGCTCAAAACGAAGCAGGAAGTTTAACTGAGGAGATTGAGAGAATTGATGGAATGTATCCATCACAGATAGATTATGACTGTACTTTATTAGAATGTCATGTTGATTTGGATCTTGAAGGTTATGAAGAGACAGACGAGGACGGTGAGCCGACAGGCATCAAAGTTCCCTATATTGTCACTATATCACAAGATAATGGCCAAATTCTATCGATTCGTAGGAATTACAGAGAAGACGACAAGAAAAAAGCAAAGATACAATATTTTGTACATTACAAGTTTCTTCCGGGATTTGGTTTTTACGGACTAGGACTTATTCATACCATTGGTGGTCTTTCGCGAACCGCGACTGCTGCACTAAGGCAGTTGATAGATGCAGGTACATTATCGAACTTACCAGCAGGGTTCAAGGCCCGCGGCCTACGGATCAGGGATGATGATGAGCCTTTGCAACCGGGAGAGTTTAGGGATGTAGATGCCCCTGGTGGTGATATAAAAGCGAGTTTAATGTCCTTACCTTTCAAAGGTCCTGACCAGACTTTGATGCAGTTATTAGGTTTTGTAGTCGATGCTGGACAGCGATTTGCTACGATTACAGACTTAAAGGTTGGTGATGGAAATCAAAATGCAGCAGTAGGAACGACTATAGCGATGTTGGAACAGGGCTCACGGGTCATGTCTGCTGTACATAAGCGTTTACATTATGCGATGAAGATTGAGTTTAAGTTGTTATCTAAGGTTATGTCGGAGTTTTTACCTGACGAATATCCTTATAGTATAACAGGTGTTGATAGCAGTATTAGACGGGAAGATTTTGATGACAGGGTAGATGTATTACCTGTATCTAATCCGAATGTTTTTAGTCAGGCCCAGCGCATATCTTTAGCTCAAACTAAAATGCAGTTAGCTACAGCAGCTCCTGACATGCACAACATGTATGAGATTTTTAGAGACATGTACGAGGCGCTGGGCGTAAGGGATATAGATAGGATCTTGAAACGCACACCAGAGCCGGAGGCTATACCGAAGGACCCAGCTCAAGAGAACATAGATGTTTTAGATCAAATTAAACTAACAGCTTTTGAAGGGCAGGATCATGAGGCGCACATAATGGCGCATATGGTTTTTGGATCCACACCTCTAGTCGCTCAATCTCCACAAATGGCGGTAGCCCTTCAAAAACATATAATGGAGCATGTTAAGATAGGAGCTCGTGAGAGAGCAGCTGTTGACTTGATTCAAGCGGGTGGTGGTCAGGCTTTATCAGAAGAGCAAATGATTGATATAGAAGCTAAGACAGCTCAATATGTAGCTGAGGGTATGTCACAACTAAAAGCTCTAAGTGGTCAATTAAGTGGAGCAGGTCAACCTGATCCGTTGGTAGAGTTGAAAGAGAAAGAATTGCAGGTGAAAGCGCAGGCTGAACAGAATGATTCTCAGATAGACAGGGCTAAACTAGGACTTGAAGAGAAGAAAGTACAGCAGCGTGATAATCAATTCCAGCAAAGACTACAAAGTCAAGAAAAAATAACACAGGCTAGGATTGATTCTGCGATGCAGAGAGAGTTATTGAAACAACAAAACAACCAAGGAGGTCAATAATGGCTAAAAAAAATGGTAACGGAAAAAACGGTAGTTCAGTAGTAAACTTAGGTGCTGGTGCAGCTGGGATCTTAGGAGCAACTATAGGGTCAAGCATGATAAGAATGGCGGCGCCTTTTGCCTCGACAAAACCGGGAATCATCGGTGCTGCGGAAGGTTCTAAACAAGTTAGAAAAATTCTTGATAAGAAAGGAAAATAAAATGGCTAAAGAAAGTGATAAAAGAACCGAGAAAGACTTGAGGAAAGAGTTTTTTGATGGTCCTGCCTCAGATTCCATGAGTTTTGAGCAATTTTTAATCAGAGAAGGTCATGGAGACAAAGTCAAACCTGTAAAAATGGCTGATGGTGGAGAGGTTTACGCCCCAAACTCTGATTATTACAAAGATCTTTTATAACAATGACCGCATTTATTCTTGCATGTTACATGAATGGAGTTCTGCAGGGATCAATATACTTTAAATCGGTAAACGATTGCACATATTATAAAAAAATATTGAATAACCAAGAGTTTATAGAAGATAAAAAATATAATTGTATTTGTAAATTAGAGGCCACAGTCGATCCAAATAGAGTGAGGGTATATTAATGATTACAGTTGAACAGTTTCTGAAATGGAAGATATTACCAAGACTAATGATGCTTTGTAGCACAGTCATGTCATGGAGATGTGCTGAATGGTTTATGCAACTTGAAGTTCCTACAGCTGCTCAATCAGCCTTTGTATCGGTTGTTATGGGTGTAATGACAGGTGTTTTTGGTATATGGATGGGCCACGAACATAAGGATCATAAATAATGTTAACAGCGTTGATAGGACCAGTAACCAACTTAGTTGGTAAATTTATTGAGGATAAAGATGCCAAAAACAAATTGGCGCATGAAATTGCGACCATGGCAGAAAAACACGCTCAGGAGTTAGCCAAGGGTCAGCTAGAAATCAACAAGGCAGAAGCACAACATAAATCTATTTTTGTTGCTGGTTGGAGACCTTTTATTGGCTGGACCTGTGGCATAGCTTTGTGTTGGCACTTTGTGTTAGCACCAGTAACTATATTCTTGTGTGCTTACATTGGAATTGCTATACCTGAATTACCTACATTTGACATGGGATCATTAATGACTGTGTTGATGGGTATGCTCGGACTTGGAGGTTTGAGATCATTTGAAAAATATAAGGGATTAACGAAATAATGGCTGAAGTATCTTCAATAAGTAGAGTAGGTAAGACTGAACCTTTTTATCTTCAAATAGCAAGAGGTCAAATATCATTTCACAAAANTATTTTTAAATTTGGTAATAATACAAGTGTTGGAAATACTTTAGAAACAGTATGGGCAGAAGGTGGTCTTTATAGTTATCTAACTTCTGCTTCTGTACTAAAAGTCTCTAGTTCTTCAACTGCAGATACCTCAGCAGGAACAGGAGCAAGAACTGTACAAC